CCCAAACTATATTATATTTTCTTCTGTCAAGTATTTTTTTTATATCTTTTGCTTCTTGCTTACTAAAAAATAACTCAGGTTTTAGATCGGGTTCTGTGTAACTAAGTTTCGCCCAATCAAAAGAATGCTCGTAATAATTCTTATTGCAATTTTCTAATTTCCATTCTTGGGACTTGAAATACTTCTCCCTGTTTCCTGGATGGCAAGCTAACTCAACCTCGATAGATTCACAGTAATTAAGAACTTCATCTGCTTTGTATTCTTCCTTTAGCTCATCCCAATACTCATGTAGCCTATGTCTAGGGATAACATCACTTGGCTGATAAGCAAACTCATCAATATTCGGATTATTCTTAAAGATCTCCATGCCACGCTCTGTGCAATTCATGATCACATAATGACCAAGACTCTTGAGCTTCCTTAACACTGGGGTTAGCATGATACAATCCCCATATGCTCCGTATCTAATTACTAATACTCTTTTCATTTCTTAAATAATAGGTGATAGTCACCATTGCAAATAAAATTAGAGTAAAGATTTCTGTGCTTAAATACACACTTAAAACCAATCTCTTCTAGCGTTTCAATAAATGATTCCATATCCCATAATGTGTGGTGTTCCCTTAGGTGCCAATGTGACCATTGATATGGTGATTCCCAATCAATAAAAAATGGGTCCGGCATAGCAACGAACAAGACGCCACCATCCTTAAGCATTGAATAGCATTTTTTAGCGCTTTCTATTGGGTCTTTGAAATGTTCAAAAACATGCGAGATCCAAATAACTGACATCTTTTTGTCTGTTTCAAGGTATTCAAAATCCCCAATCAATGTTTCAATGTCATCGTCAGTGTTGTTGTCAATATCAATTCTTAGTGGCGTATATCCTACCTTCTTAGCATTCTTAAGAAGTTTCGCATGTGGACTCCCAACGTCTGCGAAGTAACCACTTGTTTTGTGTTTTAATATTTTAGGAAAATATTCTTTTGCATATTTATCCATGGCCTTAGCCATAAAATCTGTATTATATTTCTCGACATATTCATCCCCATAAACCCTCTGATCAATGTTTTCCCAATCTGTGTACCAAATATTTTTGCAATTACAAAATGAATAACCCTTGTCTTGTACAACTCCAAGCTCTCCAGTCTCTGGATTCCTTACTGTGCCTCTCATCGAAATAAAATGAGGCATTTTACATAGTGGGCATGACTGCATCATTCGGTCTGGAAATTTTATTTCTTCCAATGAGCCGTTTGTTTTTATAATCATCGTAGACTTTCTTGATTTGGTTCATTACTATTTCTTTGTCAAAGTAAACACATTCTGGGAAACCATTCTTATGGGGACAACCTATAAATCTATACGGCCCTTTGCTGCATGGCGAGCACCTAGCTGGTGACTCTATGCTATAATCGTTTAATGCGAGGCTTGAGTGATTCTTTATACTTGAACTTGTCAGTAATTGTATTGTTGGAGTATTCCAAACATGACTTGATACAGCAAGGCCAGATTCCATGCTGATCATTAAATCTACATACTTAGTTAAAAGTGCAGCCTGCCTGAATGGGAACTTACCAACAATTGATGTGACTCTATCTCCAGATAAATCAATCTCTTTACAGGAGGCATCTCCAGTAGTGATTATGTGGGAGTTTGGGATGTTATCTAACACCCACTCTGCTATTTCATTTACTATAACAAATCTTTTATGTATTGTGGTTCCACTTAAATTTAGAAAAACAACATACTTACCGTCAAACTTATTATACCATTTCTCAAGTATGTCATGTTCCTTATCTGTAAAATATAATTCCCCAGTCCATCTGCCACATTCCTCTGGGAAACCAGCCCACTTAGATGTTTGATCATAAAAATTAACTTCTCGCATCCATTTTCGTGCATCACTGTGCATATAGTACTCTGGGTCACCTTCCATAGCAATACAGCCATGTTCTAATGAATGGTAAAGATTTATAAACAGATCATACTCGTTTGATATATTGTACCAATGCCTCCCTCTATATGCTGGATGGGAAAATAATCGCATATTGTTGGANGGNTCAAAGAANNTTANATTNTCAATGAACGGATTATTTGTCAGGATTTGAAGACCTTTCCAGTTCGTCTCAAAGTCCACCACATCATACCCTTTCAGTTTGAGCATGTGAGGAAGATGTGAGCAATGGATTATGTCACCGTAAGCCCCATAACGTGATATTAATGCTTTTTTCATAGATGTAAAAAACGAGGGGCCGTTAAGCCCCCCGATTTTGTTTAACTATCGCTTTCTACAAATGCCTCAACATAAGACACTACAGGAGAAAGGTTCTCAACCGTGGTAGATGTACCAATGGTTTCAACGATCAAGTCATCACCTGTCGACAGATCAGTTTCTGTAACAGAACCATCAAGAACAGCACCAGTAGCATTGGTTCCAGTTGCAATCGTTCCAATCGCAGCGGAAGCTCCTGTACCAGCAGCAGATTTAGAAAGAATGATACTTCTTGTTGCATTCGTCCCACCAGCAACAGCAAAAGCATTCCAGTCTTTCACCGTGATAGGTGTCATGACTGTCATGCGACATGCTGAAACTTCTGTAGCGGAAGCGTCAGTACCATTCAATGCTCCAGTTTCTCTAAGCGTTAGTACTTTTTTTGACCCATATGAAGGGTCGCTATAACTTCTAGTCGTCTTACCCTCCTTTAGGTTGATGTTACGTGAATGATTCTGGTCTCGCCATCACTAGAAAAATCCCAAACTTTCTGGAATCCCAAAAGCGCATACCAAGCAATTCCTTGGTCTCGACCATAATCGGTTGCTAATTTAATTCTAATCTCTTCGAGTGTGGCGACACCTTCTCTTACGGCATCATTACCAAAGAAAACTGCCTCATCAAAAACAGAGCCAGTGCCGAGTACGTTAGAAAGAACATTATTTTCTCTTACGAAACGAGTCTCGTAATATGTTCCAACTTCGCCAGCAGCCAAAGGAGCCATAGTTCGTTGGTTGTGCCTTGCTTTCAAAGAAATCATAAAGTCCACGTAGTGAGTTCGTAGACGCAACACAAATATAATTTCCCTCTCCATCATAATGAGGAATATTTAGTGTTCGCATACGATCAACGATATCACGGACATTTTTGTCTGACATGTTAGCAACAGCAGCCGTGCCAGCAACTCCATTAGAGCTGAACACAGTAGAAGCTGTCGTTTCACAAACGGCCTTGTAGTCAGATGCTTGGAACTGTGCCCCAGCAGCTGAGTCAAGAACCTTAGACATATCGTTCTTTAAAACTGTTTTAACAGAATCAGGAACATTCACATCAGCCAAAACTTCAAGTTTTTGCGTAAAGGGAATTGAATTACCGTATTCGGTAATCGTTAAGCTCCCTTGTGTGATTGTATAGTTTCTGTTTGGAATTGTTGCCGTTTCAACAAGAGTTCCACCAGCGGTGCTGATATTGGAAATCTTATCAAAATAGACAATGTTTCCACGATTCTTCCCAGAAGCAGCTTCGGGTTGAGCAAACTGTCTTAACATCTGCAAAGGTTGTGCGGCATGCCTAACCTGTTTTGACAAGACGTTGTTTGTCAAGAAACCACCAAGGGAATTTGTTGCAAAAAGCTGTTGTCCCATTACATTCTCCCTTTAATCGTCACATTCTCCCAGCTCGATTAAAGACATTTTTCCTCTCAGCTATGGCCTCCTCGAATGTTCCTTTTGGTTCAGGCTTTTCTTCCTTCGAGCCTTCCCCAGTTGGAGCGCCTAGTTGAGTTTTCATTTTTTCTTTCACAAGCTGTTTCTGAAGTGACTTAGTTTTTTTGTCTGTTGCTTTACTGTAGCGACTTTTCAGAATCATATCACGGGCATCGTTGACAGCTTGGATCAGTCGGTATTCACCGAATTTGTTGTAATAAGCTGAGTTCTCTTGAAATAGTTTACCAGCCCATCTAACAGCTAAGGAATCTTTTGAGTTTACAGTTAAGTCAACATCATCAGCGTGGGTATCATTTGAAACATACTCAGCCCAAAGAGCGTTCTCCCTTTTGGTGAAATCGTT